TTGGAAACTGGTGAAACAGTCATCGGTGATATCAAAGAAGTAATGGATAAAGAGAAGAATGAAGCTTTGGGGTACAAAGTAGAAGCTCCTTACGCTATAGATTTTACACCTGGTAGTATTCAAAACTTAGATGAAGCAGCTCCTAATCCTAATGATGTGCAGCAAGGTGATATTGGATTTAGATTCTGGGCTCCTTTATCTGCAGATAGAGATTTCCAATTTACTTACAACTTTGTTCGAGTAGTATATACACCTCATGAAGATATTATAGCAGCATACTTAAATGTTATTGCTAGATACCAATCAGAGAATACAGTTGAGTTAGATCCTGATATGAACGAGACTGTAGTCAGTGAAAACCCTGCTGAAACTGCTAATAATAGTGGAATTCCAGGTGCAGTAAGTCCAACTACTCTTGCACACCAACCTGATATGCCTACGATGGAAGGAGAACAGAAGTTTGAAATGAATACACCTGAATAAAGTATTATGAGTAATATACGATCTCAACTATTGCAGAGTGATATTCATGAAGCAATGCACATCTGTGAAGATATTGATATACAAGACATGGGTGAATATGTAGTGTGTGATAATGTCTTTGATAACCCAGATGCTGCTTTAGAATATCTTACAAAGTTCCCTGCAGACAATGCTGATGAACTTAAAAGACTTATGTATCTAAACAATGATACTAAGCCTGAATTCAAAACTCCTAATGGTATAACACAACTACTTCCAAACCAATACTTTGATGTATGGTTTCAAGATCTTTACAAGATCCTAATAGAAGCAGAATTTATTCCACATCAAGTTAATGAATACTTGAAGGACAAAGATTTTATGAGTGGTCTCTCTAGAAGTGGATTAGTAGTTTGTAATCTACAACATGATAATATGACCATACACAAACGTGCAAACTGGCCATCTCCTCTAGTAGAGTTTGATTATTCATGTAATGTATTTTTGGGTGATGATATAAATCCTGAAAATGGTATATCTTTTTATGATCTTATGTTCCAAGGTCAAAGATATAAAAACATAATAGATCTTACAAAAATTGAGGATAAAGAGACCATAGCCACAATCAAAGATTATCTGAATATCTTTGTAACAGTTCAACCAGACCTAGAACCATATACACCATACGAAGACACAAAGTACTACGATAAAATTAGATTCGTAGAAGCACAGAAAAATAGAATGGTTATTTTTAAAGGTGGTAAATGGGTAACTCATGACTATGTTCCTAAAGAGGACTCTGAAAGATACATGTTTAATACCAATATTATTATTCAACAAAATCAACAACAAGGTGGTCCAGGTCCAGAAGAACAGGGACAGATGCTAGGAACACAACAGATGCCAGATTCTGATTCCAATCCAGAACCCCAACAGTGGGATAGTGATTATTAACTATGAGAGATTATACTAAAGACAAATTAGACATATCTGAATTTAATCGATACACTAGTAGAGAGTTAGATGGAATATTTGAGCTCAATGATGATCTAGAAATAGAGAATAACGTAGTTGAAGAATGTGGTTTAAAATATGTTACTATCCGTGACTTTTTTAAAAGACCAGATGAAGTTATAGATTTCTTAAAAAATATACCTTCTGAGGATAAGACAGAAAGTATGATAAGAGATAAATTCACCTACATGGCTAGTAATGCTCCTGGATTTCAACAACCATTGGAATCAAAATTAGCAAGAGCATTATGTGATAATATTTACGAGCTCGGGAAAAAAACTGGGTTGCATAAGTATGAAAAAGAGCAAGTTCGTTTCAATTACTATACAAATACTTGTTACCCTGGAATGAAAGCTTGTCAAAACAACTATCTTCCTCATATAGATCCATTCTCAGTAGCATGTAACATGTATCTTACTCAGAATGATAATACTGGTACATCCTTCCTAAAATTTGTAACTACTGAAGGAAAGGAATATTATGATGCAACTCAAGTTGGTAGATCAAGACGAGCTAGTGAAGAATATCGTCAGAAATATGAGTGGAGTCCAGAATCTAAAAAATATTTCAGTAAAAATCCCCTAGAAGGAACTGATATATCTGATTGGGTATATTATGAGGGAGACCCTCCAGATGAACCATTACCGAGATTTGAAAGGTATCATTTTATTAAAGTAGAGAGAAATATGTGCTCTATGTACAGAGGTAATAGATGGCATGGTATAGCATACGATGCTGATAAAGAGAAAGATATCCGATACTCTCTTGTAGGAGTAATCAAATAAAAAGGAGGGGTTTTATCCCCTCCTTTTTTTATTCTTTTTTATTATCCTGTTATATCCCTCCAGTCCTGTGCATGTTTCTTTGGTGCGTACTTGTTATACAAGTCTAGACCTTGCCTTATTTGTGGAAAATTTAGATCCCCACAATTTATCTTATATGCAATCCACTCATTTTCAACTTTGTTCCAATAAGCTTCGTCTGCAACTCTAGTAGCTTCGTCTTGCTCAACGTGCCATTCCCACCTTGCAGGGGTCATGTCTTCGAGTGCTGCTTTTAGACTTTCCAGGGTGCCAGCAACACCCTGTCCGTCTAGTCCTCTTGATGTGTAACTCATTTTAGTATCTCCTTATAGATTATGCTTGTGATTCCTGCCATGTAATTCTAGCAGATATTGAGTAAGGGTTGGATAGATTAACTCCAGAAGAGTCAACTATGTTTCCTACAACTGTTAGAAGGTCAGGTCCATTTGGATAGATACCGTCACCACCTAAGATTGAGTTACCCAACGCACTAATCTTCGATAGGTCGAAGTTAGTTGATGCGGTATTACCATCACCTGATCCAGATGCTCTGAACGATAGAATCGTTGAACCAGAGGCAAGGGTATCAGAAGAACTATGTCTAACCAACTGACATAGTGATGGGTTCTCAACATTCTCGAATGTATCTGTACTCAAGGAAGGGTTCAGTCTTAGACTGATCTCTGTCTCGTGAGTAGTCAAGATACCAACGGAGTCAAGCTTAAGTTGCATTCGGTTGATAATTTCTCTATCACCTAATGCTCCAGTAATCGAGGAGTCAACTGATGGAGCCAATCTAATTGAAATTAGAGGCATATCAACAGGAATCAAGTTCTCGTTACCTGATGGAGCACCAACTGAGAAGGTAGTACCACTACCAACGGCAGGGTTACCTAAGTTAGAGTTGATTGCTGAGTAGTAGTTTCTTGGGAAGTAATCAGAAGTACCTTCGTAATACTTAATGTATACGTAGTAAGTAGATCCTGACTGATATGATCTAGTATCGATCATCCTACCATCTTGGAAGTATCCGTTAGCAACAGAACCTTCATAGATGTTAGTGTTAATGGTTAGAATAGAACCATAGGATCCATTATCAAATGGGAGTCTGATAAAGTATCTTCTATAATACCAGTTAACTCTTTCTTCAGTGATACTGGAGTTTCCATTTGTCTGAGCAGCGTTAGCAGAACTGTTGGTATACTTGTGAGTAATACCAGACGCAGTGAATAGATACGCTTCGTCATCCTGGAATGTACCATCCATAATAACCGATGTACCCCAGTGGAACAGAGTTCCTACGTAATCAGGTTGATCACCGTTCTCAATCTCGTAACGAGCAGGTAGGTTACCTGAACGGAAGTAAGATTCAGTTAGGATGTTGTTGTGCTTGAACTCATGGAAGTACTTAACATGTCCATGCTGATCTTTAAATCCAAAGCGGATCTTACCAGCACCATACCAAGAATAATCCATGTAGCACATCTGGATCTTAGAAGTATCCAAGATGTAAGCAGACTTACCAAGTCCATCTCCAGTGTCGATATTCCAATTTGCTCTCGCAACCTTGGTATCAACTGTCTTCGTCATGATAACATCTTCGTTAGTTGAACCACGGTATGATGGTTGAACTGTTATCTGGGTATTGTTAGCGACCTTAACGACCTTATAACTCATACCACGAATAACAACCATGTCTTTTGGAAGTAACTGTGATGTAAACTTAGTATCATTACCAGTAACGATCTGTGAACCCTTGGTTACACTAACAGTTCCTGGAAGCTGTTTAACTGAACTTCTACGGCAACAGTTGATCGTTTGACCATCCATCTCATAGAAGAATCCGTTCTGGTCATCAAACATACCAGCACGTACACTGCAGTCAGTCCATGATAGAACAGCTAGTGTTGGGAATCCAGCACCAACAGACTGTGAAGGTTCTTGTGTTAATAAGTATGTGAATCTAAATTCATCAGTAACTGATAAGACGTTAGTTGCCTTAGTACCAGTGTTAAACTCTGGAGTATCACAATCAATAATCTTAATATTAAGTCCTTGACTCAATTGGTGTGGTTTAGTTGTCTTACATTCTGCAGTAATAACTGGATCAAATGTAATTGACTCATTAGTAATTGTTTGAGTTAGTATTCCAGAGAGTTGAATGGTTGTACCATCAACAATCTCAGCAATCTTAATTGCTTGACCAAAACTATCAACACCAACACCAGTACCAGATACAGGCATGTTAGTAACAAGTACTGAACTATCAGCAACAGTTAGAAGCGATGTATCGATTGTACCTGAACATGATTGAATCTGTTGTGAACCAGATGTCGCAAATGTTAAGTTTGAAATCGGAATCTGTGGTGTGAAGTTAATAGCAAGTGAGGTCTGAATACCTTTACCTGACTGATAACGGAAGTACTTACGAGTCTGTCTAGAAATTCTAGAGTTAGGTGACTTAGAAGTACCGATTTCCATACCACCGTCAAACGGTCTGTGTAGGAAGAATCCATCAGGTCTTACATAGATGTAAGAAGGAATCATGTAGTTAGTACCAGACTGAGTAAATGTCCAAGGAGTTTCAACGATTAAGTTGTCGTCATCAGTAATAGCAGTAATCATATGTCCTTCAACGACACCAGGTGTACCACCTGTTGTGTTAACGATCTTGATTGTATCACCAATCTTGAAGAATCTCTGGAAGGCAGCATTAGTACCTGTGACTCTTCTTGATCCACTGCTAACAGCAACTGTACCTGTTCCTCCAACTTCACCAGATAATGCAGCAGAGATCAACTGGTGGAATCCAGAAGAGGTTCCTGAGATGTCTACAACAGGTGTACCAGCAAGTGCTTCTGCTAATGAATTAGCAAGCTTGAAGTGAGCGTTATCAATAACAATTACATAGTAATCCTTATTGTCGGTCAAACCACCGATAGGGGAGTTACCATTAGCATCGTAGATAACTCTAGTACCAGTAGCATAGTAGTGGTTAGCAATGTTTATCCAGTCGCTTCCAGTATTAACATCACTACTAGAACCATCGAACTGTTTTACAGAAGGTGGAACTTTGAATGGAATTGAAACTTCAAGTTCTGTCTCGGAGATTGCCTTAACAGTAGTGTAAGAACCATCAACAACACCGAAGTCAGCAGTTGTGTTCTCAAACTCTTGAATATCAGTACCAGTATTACCTGAACCAAATGATATCGCACTACCATTAACACTGTTTGTTAGTGAGAATCTATCTCCATTAACAGTCTTAACGTAGTAAGAGTTACCACTTGTTAGTCCACCAATATCACTTCCTGCACTTGTGTACTTAACAACTTCGTTGTTAGAGAACTGGTTAGTTGCAATATAAATGGTGTTCTTATATGGGTTATCAAGAATAGCGGTAAATCTAACTTGTCCACTACATCCAGACAATCTCAATGGGCTAGCACCTGTACTTGACTTGATTCTGAATCTGTTATTATCGATTCTATCAACGTACCATGTACCACTAGAAGTAGTAGTTCTATTACCATATGTGTCATAGTAGTAATAAATCGTACCACCAGATGGCATACTCAAAGTCATGCTCTGGTTATGTGAGAATCCATGATTCTGTTTATAGAAACTATCATTGGTTGATGTGTTTCTCTTAAGAAGAATCCAGAACATAGTATGTCCACCATCAGTAGAGATATCTCTAAAGTATTGGTTAACACTGTTGGAATACCATCCTTGATAATACCACCAATAGTGACTGGTTCCACGTATATTCATGTAGCTACCACCAGACCATCCATCAGCATAGAAGCTTGATGTCCAATAATGCTTACTACCACCGTGACCACCACGACCACCAACGGTATAACCATAACTGTAATCATGGAAGTTATCGGTGTTTACACCACGGTTACCATCATCTGTGATAAAGTCGTAACTACCTTGCCAACGCTCACTAGTACCTCTTGGTAGACCTTGTAGATGATATCCATAGGTTCTCCAATAAGTTCCAAATGCATGTCTCCATGGCCAGCAATAGTGATAATGCTGAGTTCCATATCCACCACGCTCTGGCCTTGATGTAGAGAAGAACGCTGTCAACTCCCAGTTCTGATTACCTAATCCATAAGTACCATTAACACTTGCAAAGTCATGTCCTGAATAGGTTGAACCCCACTGCCAATAGTAGGTATAGAAACGTGTATACCACTGATGCCAACCTTTATATTCTCTGTAGCATGTATAGCATAATCCAATCTTATGCTTACCATAAGACCAGTTACCATCCCATGTTCCACTATAGCTATTACTTAAATTAACACGACCATAGTTTCTTCTCTGAGAATGGTGGAAAGCTATCTTAGTAGAACTAACTCTCTCGATCCAATACACCTGCATCCTACGGCAATCACCGATTGGACGTGCTCCTGGGGGTGGATAGTAAAGTACAGAGTATCCGTTTTGGAGATCATGTCCTTCAGGAAACTCGATTGTATCATCACCATAATTTACTTGTGACTCATCAAAAGATTTCGTATATGTTGATTCGTAATCATACGGATCAATCTTAGTCATATCAGTATCGACATTGACCGTAGCTTGTTCTACGGTATCAACGTATGTTTGACCGTCAGGAGCAGTATTAGAAGGTGCTTGAACTTCAAGTATCTTAGGAGATACAGTGTTAATGAAGTAGAAGTTTGTGTTATCAGCGAATCCGTGCTCAGAAACTGTAGTTAGATAAACCTTAGAGTTTGTTGTAGGAGCAAGCATTGCTACTCCTTTACCAACTCCAGCAATAACAGCACCAGATGCTGTTCCACCAGTATGACTGTGAACAGAAGTATCTGTAACAGGACCTTGACCACCGTTTGCATTAATTGTAATTGTGGTTGCAGTTGCAGAAATAATTGGAGTTGCTCTGTTGTAAATATAGTCAGCACCATTAGCTGTATTAGCACCAGAAGCACGAGGATATGACTTAACGGTTGAGTTTCCGTCTCCGTGATAATCACAAGTCAGTTTAATAGATTCTGTCTTAATCTTGACGTTTGAACCAACTGCTAAACTATGAGAACCAATGGTCAATACCATATCACCTGAAATTGGGTTATATGATACGTCAGTAACGTCAATGTTTTGTATAGATGATCCTGAGTTACCAGCCATATCAGCATGGTTTAAACAGTAGTAATAAAGGTTCTCAGGAGTAGCGTTATTAACGTAGATTCTTACGTAAGCACCATCTTGTCCAGGAGTTCCATGCTCATAAACATATGTTGTATAAGCAGAACCACCACCGTGTGTACCATCAGCAGTTGTGGAGAACTTTAATGCATGTGAAGCATTAGTAACATCAGACTGATCAAAGGTATAGATACCCTTTCTTGTCATTGGGATAGCTGGATATAGTTCTCCACTACCATCACCTGAAGTATCAATAAGGTATTTGTTACCATCTGGACTAACACCACTGGATGCTACAGTAAGTGTATTTGATCCACCTGTGATATCAACACCAGTACCTGAAATTTCTTCTGCGTCTACGAATGTACCATTAACATTAGAAACGTGTAACTCAGTTCCTTCTATACGAAGAATAGTACCACCAGCACCACTAGTTCCACCAGAAATAACAGTACCAATTACCCATTCAGGAGCAGGTTGTGTTGTAACTGTAATTTTTATGATTGATGCAACAGTAACCTTGTAGTTATAAAGGTCAGACACAATACCAATTGATTGGTCTAGACTGATCTGAGAACCTTGGAAGAACTTACCTGGAATAATAGATGTATAAACACCTTGCAATTCTCTAGTTGCTGGTTGACCTGATCTTGCTTTATAAGTGAAAGATGTACTTGTAGGTACAGCCTGAATGATATATGTACCCTCTGCAGTAACAGATGCAAGACCTGTAACTGTGATAGGAACACCACTCGTAAGGTTGTGGTCGAAACTTGTAGTAACTGTAATAAGCTCGTTACCTTCAACAGCTTCTACTTTCGAGATAAAGGGGATAGTAGTATCTGAAGTAGATGCAAAGAACGATGGAATGTTATTAATCGTCTGAATAGTTTCCCACTTAGAAGCCTGTGGTCCGTACTCAAAGTCGGTATCAACTAAGTTTTCTGGATTTGATACTCGGAACTTCGATACAGCGTCAACAAAAGTTTCAGATGGTTCCATCTTAACAGCATCATCCTCTTCAAGAATTTGAAGAGTGTCTGTATCAGACATTGCTGATGTATCATACAGCAATGTAATTGTTGTATGTTCAGTATCTGAGTTGTAGCTAAACGTACCAGTTCTGGTAGGGTCAGCAAAATTATAGATAATTTGGTTATCCGTTGTGTTAGTTATCAACAACATTCTTCGCTGGTGCTTATTACCATGCAAAGTTACTGTTCTTGCTGATGCGTCAAACACAGCATCAAAGAGCAAGGTTTTTGCCATTTTCTTTTAGTCCCCTTTTATTGTTTATGAGTGGTTTTCAATTCAGTGTAGATCATTTTATGTGAAATCTGATGTTGATGGGTTTTGGTTTACCAACCAAGGGCGGCCATCATGCCCATACTTGTTGTTACTTCTGCAGTAACATCGTCTCTTCGAGCAAATTCTATGCCTCCTTGAGTTGCTCCGTCATGGAGAACAAGGGTCATTTTCGTAGTATCTACGGTCAATTCTCCAAGAGCTCCAGTAAATGTTGACTGTTGTACTGTAGTACCTCGTCTCAACTGTACCTGCTTAGTCATAGTTTTCCCTCGAATTTATGCTTCTTTTATTTATACCATCAAAATCTTCAGTTATATTATCGTTGCAAACATGAATGGTGGCTCGAATGTTCTGAGCTCATTGAGAGACTCTCCACTGAGAGTAATTGTTCCCTCTCCAATGTATGCAGCTCTGACGAATTTATCATCTGCACTACCACCAATTGTTGTAAGAAGAATATTTTCGTAGTCAACAGTAGCAGATTCAACTCCTCCACCGAAAGCAAATAGTGTTCCGTAAGGTGCAACGTATCCGAAGGTACGTTTGATATCTGTAACTTCACCAGATACAACGTAGTCAACATCACCTGCTGGATCAGCATGTGTAAGCTTAACATCAGTAACTGTTCCACCAATACCACTGAAGGAACCAGATCCGACATATCCCTTACGTACAAAGGCTTCTGCACCATGACCGAAGATATCATATAGAGTTGTATCTTCGTAATCAACAGTTGTAGATTCAGCAGCTCCAGATGCAGTGAATAGAGATCCAGATCCAACATGTGCTCTTGCACGTGTGTCATCGGAATCACCACTAATGGTTGTAGTACCAGATCCATGATAATGATCTGTCTGCCTTTCATCCAGGTTACCAGCAACATATATTGAACCAGAACCAATATTGTTAGGTGTGAATATAGTTCTAGATTCACCACTAAAGGTAGCAGTACCAGATCCAGAAAGAGGAACGACTTTTGCTTCAGCACCATTACCTGCAACTGTGTAGAGTAACGTATCTTCTGGAGGATTTGTGGTAATCGATTCTGCGGAACCACTTGCTGTGAATAGGGATCCAGATCCAGTCCAATGTTTCGTAATCTGAACATCTGTGACTTGACCATATATTGTTGCTGTACCAGAACCAATCCAACTTGGGATCCATCTGATAAATGCTTCTCCACTGAAGGTAGCAGTACCAGATCCGATGAATGGAGCATGAGTAAAGCTCTCTGTTGCAGTACCAGAAATGGTAATAGAACCAGATCCAACAAATATCCTTGTTCTCGAATCTGCACTGTCTCCATTGATTGTAAAGATTCCAGTGCTGACCTCGCTTGTGGAGATAGATTCTGCTGCACCAAGAGCTGTAAATAGAGATCCAGATCCTGTCTCTGCAAATGTTCTTTGAACATCGGAGACTGCACCAGAGAATGTTGTGGATCCAGAACCAACCCAATTCTCTGTATGCTTCTCTGTACCAGCACCTGTCCAAGTATAGAGAACTGTATCCTCTGGAGGATTTGTAGTTGTAGATTCTGCAGAACCACCAGCAGTAAATAGTGAACCAGAACCAACCCAATCGTCTGTCTGTCTCTCGACTGCTGTACCAGATAGAGTAGCAGATCCAGAACCAGTAATATGTGGTGTATAGAATCCAACTCCAGCACCTGAAAGACTGGTAGATCCAGAACCAATCCATCTCTCGGTGTGCTTCTCGATACCAGCACCAACATATGTGTATAGTACTGTGCTTTCTGGAGGATTTGTTCCGATAGATTCGGATGCTCCAGATGCAGTGAATAGAGATCCAGATCCAATTTCTTTGACTGTTGCCTTGAGATCTGAGTATGCACCACTGATATCGTATAGACCAATACCATCGATATTTGCAGAGAAGCTTTCTGCAGCACCACCAACTGAGAACAGTGAACCAGATGCAGTCCAGTGTTTTGTGATAAGTGGTTCTGGGATTTCTCCAGATAGGATCCATTTTCCATCCTTGGCAACCCAAGAAGGTGACCATTGATTCTCACTAATACCAGACCAGATGAATAGTGCAATATCCTCTGGAGGATTAGTACCAACTGCCTCGGCAGAACCACCAAATGTCGAGATGTTACCAGAACCACCAAGGATGTAACGAACCTTGAATGTACATGCACCACCAACTGTGTAAGTACCACTACCAGTAATATGTGGAATGTAACGAGTACTACCAGTACCTGATAAGGTAACAGATCCAGATCCGATTTCTCTGAATACTGCTTTTTCAACTCTAGTACCACCAATCTGATGAAGAGAAGTACTCTCAGGTGGATTGGTTGTAACAGATTCAGCTGCACCACCAGCAGTGAATAGTGAACCAGAACCAAAGTATCTAACACGGTAGATGAGATCTGCTTCACCAGTGATAGTTGCAGTACCAGAACCAGTACATGCACCAGTGTAATTCTCAGAACCAGCACCAGATAGAGTGATGGATCCAGATCCAACGTGAGTTGCAGGAGTAAAGCTTTCTGCCTTAGTACCACCAACTGCGAATAGTGCAGTATTTTCTGGAGGATTGGTAGTTGTAGATTCAGCAGCACCACTAGAAGTGAATAGTGAACCAGCACCAATATGTCTGAGAGAGAAGGTGTAATGTGTAGAACCAACAATAGTGAAGAGATATGTTGACTCATAATCAACAGTTGCACTCTCTGCAGCTCCACTAGCAGTAAAGAGACTACCAGATCCAATCTCAGTTGCTGGAGTAAAGCTTTCTGCCTTAGTACCAGAGAAGGTAACAGTACCAGATCCAGTAACCGTACCTCTGGAATATACTTCAAGACCAGCACCAGATATAGTTGCAGATCCAGAACCAATATATCTCTCTGTATGCTTCTCGATACCAGAACCACTGTAAGTCCAAAGACCGATTCCACCTTCAAGAACAGCAACCATTTCAACTGCTCCACCAGCAGTGAATAGTGAACCAGAACCATCAAAGTTAGCAAACGACTTGCTCTCTGCACCCGTACCAGATAGGGTAACAGTACCAGATCCTTCAAATGCACCAGTGTAAAGTTCGGAACCTGTACCAGATAGAGTGATAGATCCAGATCCAGACTCAGCAAATGTCTGACGTTCTGATATTCTAGTACCAGCAACTGTGTAGAGTAATGTATCCTCTGGTGGGTTAGTTGTTGTAGACTCAGCTGCACCACCAGCACTGAATAGAGATCCAGACTGTACAAATCCATGACCCCAAGTGAATGCATATGTGTTACCAACAGATGCTGGAGCAGTGTAAACGTAAATACTACCTTCACCAGTCATTGTGGTGGTAGGTCTTGTATCACCTTCACCAGAAACTAGATATGTACCACCCTCACATCCTTCTCTCCATACGAATGGAGTATTTGCAACACCACTAATTGTGTAAGTACCAGATGCAGCAGGACCAGGATATGCAAGTGTGTTGTTGGAACCGTAGTCTTCTTCACCACCCCATTTAACACCAAGGTCACCGTAATCAGCAAATACTGTTGTAGCATCAACGACATTACCTTCATCATCAACAACAAGTGCAGATGGTAAGGTATCGCTGTAATGCCATGTTCTAGATTCAGCAGCACCACCAAGAGAATTGATGTTACCAGATCCACTGTACTGCCAACTAAAGCTGTAGGTGTTACCAATGTATTGAGGTGCAGTGAAGATATCATATAGAGTTGTATCTTCGTAGTCGTATGCAACAACCTCTGCTGCACCACCAGTAGCAAATAGTGATCCAGAAGCAATGTGTCCAAATGTTCTAGCAATACCAACGGTATCACCTATTAGACCAAGATGAACAAATCCAGAAGCAGATACAGTATCACTAGATCTCCATAGTTCACTTCCAAGACCAATCCAAATAGATCCATAATCATATTCACCACCGTCTTGAGGTGGATGAACCGTACCTTGATCATCAAACGTAGTAGCACTATCTGTTATTGAACCATTATCATCCTGGAATGTTATGGCGGTGAGGTTGATATCATAGTTGTAGGTTCTAGACTCAGCACCACCAACAACAGTGAAGATAGAACCAGTTCCAACCTCACTGAATGTTCTTGCTATAGAATGAGTACCACTTAGATCACCAAGTGATGTGTCCTCTCCAAACTCTGTTGTAGATACACATTCTGCAGCACCATTAGTAGTGAATAATGAACCTTCACCGAAGTGTGCATATGCTGGTTTGTAGATCTCGAATACTTCACCACCGAAGGTAAGAGTTCCATTTGCAGCAGCACCATTGGTAGCACCCAACCATACCTGACCATGATCCTCGGTGTCGTCACCAACATATCCAAAGTCACCATGATCATCAATTGTTGTAACAGCATCAGATATGAGACCGTTATCTTCAGTACTAAATGCCTGACTAGCAGATTCATTGTAAGCGTATGTTCTAACTTCAACACATCCACCAACACTAAACAATCCACCTGTACCTGGAGGTGCATTCCATACGAAGCTGTATGTGTTACCAATAAACTGTGGGGCAGTAAAGATATCATATAGACAAGTATCATTCTCAGGTGAGTATGTTGAAGATTCAGCAGAACCACCAGCAGTGAATAGTGAACCAGAACCAGTAAAGTTACCAAAGACAAACGCAGTAGATACAGCACCATCAACAACGTAAGTACCTGTTACTGGTATTGCATTAGCACTGTAAAGTACAGTTCCGTAATCATATTCACCACCAGACTGAATAGTATCAACACTACCCTGATCATCTGATGTGACTACACTGTCTACTACTAGACCATGATCAGTTGATGTGAATACAACGATAGCATTCTGATCATAATCATATGTCCTACACTCAGCAGCACCACCAGCTCTGAATATTGATCCAGATCCAATTTCAACAACAGTACGTGACTGTGAACCAGCACCACCAAGATCTCCAAGTGATGTATCCTCACCAAACTCAGTAGTAGATACACATTCACCAGCACCACTTGTAGCGAATAGAGAACCACCACCAGTGTATAGACCCTTACTAAATGACTGAGTAACAGCACCAGATGCAGTGTAAGTACCTGTTGTTGGATATGTGGTAGAAGTATAAAGAACTGAACCGTAGTCTACTTCACCATCAGATTGAGGTAGTGCAACCTCACCATAATTGATTACATCATTGGTTGGATGTGTTGCATCGGTTACTAATCCATAATCAACAGTACTGTATACAACAATACCAGATTCGTTGTAAACATAAGCTCTGGATTCTACACATCCACCGACACTGAATAATCCACCTGTGCCTGGAGGTGCATTCCAAATAAACCTATAGGTGTTACCAATAAATTGAGGTGCAGTGAATGCAGTGAATAGTACAGTATCCTCAGTAGGTTGATAAACAGCAGACTCAGAAGCACCACCAATAGTAAAGATAGAACCACTACCTTCATGTGCGTAAGATGGTTCGTACTTAACATCACCAGATTCTTCTTGTGTCTTCTCATCCCCTACCTGTGGGAATGTACCATATGGTTCAGTTAGATACTCTGGATTGAGTGCATCAATTTCTTCCTGAGTCCATAAAGCTCTAGTTAGACTTAGGGTATATGTTCCAGAGTTGGAAACAGTCTCAGATGTGTAAATTACAAATCCGTAATCTTCTGTGTCCTCATCGAACAATCCAAGATCACCATAATTGATTACGTCATTTGTTGGATGTGTTAGATCTGTTACTGCACCCCAATCAGCAGTATTGAATGGAAGAATTGGACCAGGAGCATAATCCCATGTAACAGATTCATCACCATCAACTATACTGAATAATCCACCTGTTCCAGCAGGAGCTCTCCATACAAATCTGTAGGTGTTACCAATAAACTGAGGTGCAGTAAAGACATCAAAGAGACCTGTTGACTCCCAATCAACAGTTGCAGACTCAGCAGCACCACCAGCACTGAATAGAGATCCAGCATCTGATACAAAGTTCCAGCAGAAGCTGTAAGTGTTGTTAACAAACTGAGGTGCAGTAGTAAGAGTTATTAATCCAGTTGTAGGATATGTCGTAGAAGTCCAGATTACTGTTCCGTAATCATCCTCACCTTCTTGTATATCAGCAACATTACCTTGATCAACAATTGTAGTTGCAGCATCTGTTATTAATCCATAGTCATCACTTGTAACTGTGACGATGGAAGATTCGTTGTAATCGAATGTTGCAGACTCAGCAGCACCAAGAGCAGTGAATAGAGATCCTGATCCAACCCAATCTCTAGTTCTGGATAGAATACTAGTACCACTAAGATCTCCAAGTGATGTATCCTCACCAAACTCAGTAGAAGTCTTACTCTCTACAGATCCACCAGCACTGAATAGTGAACCACCAGTAGTAGGATCTCTGAATACAACAGAATCTGCACCAATACCTGATGTCTGAAGTGTTCCTGTTAGAGGATATACTGTAGATGTATGTACAGTTAAACCATAATCCTCTTCACCTTGTTGGATGTTAAGGTCGCCATACTCACCAAATACTGTTGCATTATCAACGATGTTACCTTCATCATCAACAGAGAATACATTAATGGAAGACTCGTTGTAATCGAAGGTTACCGATTCAGCAGCACCACCGATGGTAGGAATCGATGCGTAACCAGTGTAATTCCAGCAGAATCTATATGTGTTACCAATAAACTGAGGTGCAGTAAAGATATCAAATAGTGCAGTATCTTCAGTAGGTTGATAACCAACACACTCAGCAGCACCACCTATTGAGTATAAAGAACCTTCACCAATCTGACCCCAGATAGGAATGTATCTAATATCACCAGATTCTTCTTGTGTCTTCTCATCACCTGCATACGGGAATGTACCATATGGTTTGGTGGTATATCCTGGTGCAAGTTCATCAATCTCTGCTTGAGTCCATCTTTCTCTTGTTAGACTTAGGTTAAGTGATCCGAATGGAGTAGCAGTAGATGTGAATATAATCTGTCCCTGATCATACTCTCCACCATATTGAGATTCTATTACAGAACCATAGTCATCAACTACAGTTACAGAATCAACTACTAATCCATTATCTTCTGTTCCATATGGAATAGTTGATGATTCGTTGTATGCCCATGATATAGATTCTGCAACTCCATTAAGACTGAACAATCCACCTGTACCTGGAGGTGCATTCCATACGAAGCTATAGGTATTACCAATAAACTGTGGAGCAGTGTAGATATCAAATAGTGTTGTAGCATCACCAAGTTCTGTCGTGCTAACACATTCACCAGCTCCACCAGCACTGAATAGTGATCCACCTTGTGTAGGATCTCTGTATACAGCAGCACTTGGAGAAGTACCAGATGTCTGAAGTGTTCCTGTAAGTGGGAGAACTGTACTAGTCCAGAATACCCAACCATAATCATATTCACCACCAGACTGAGGTCCAGTGATAACTGAACCATCATCAAAGACAGTAGCAGCATCTGTTATAAGACCACTATCATCAGTACTGAATACAACGATAGAATTCTCATTGTAATCATATGTTATAGACTCAGCTGCACCACCGATAGTTGGTACTGACGCATAACCAGTGTAATTCCAGCAGAAGCTATAGGTGTTACCTATACTTGCAGGTGAAGTATAGATATCGAATAGTGTTGTAGAATCTCCAAGTTCTGTTGTAGATACACATTCAGCAGCACCACCCACAGTTGGTATACTACCACCACCTGCAGGTGCTCTCCAAACAAATCTATAAGTATTACCAATCCATTCAGGTGCTGTGTAAAGATCAATTAGACCTGTAACAGGATATACTGTCTCACCGTAGATTACTGAACCATAATCATTCTCTGCTTCTTGTGGAAGTGCTACACTACCATCATCAAAATGATCAGTTTGATAATTTGTAGCATCTGTTACTAATCCTACATCCTCAGTAGTAAAGGTAACAATAGAAGACTCGTTATAATCGAATGTTACTGACTCAGCAGCTCCACCGACTCTGGACATAGCACCAGAACCAACCTCACGGAAGGCAAAGGTTGCAACCATACTACCGATATAGTAATCTCCACCAACTATCTGGAATATACCAGTTGTATTTGGTTCTACAGTTACACATTCAGAAGCACCACCAACTGAGAATAGAGATCCAGAACCAGTTTGACCCCAGACAGGAATGAATCGAAGATGACCTGCTTCTTCTTGTGTCTTCTCATCCCCTACCTGTGGGAATGTACCATATGGTTTGGTAGTATATTCTGGATTAAGTTCATCAATCTGTGCCTGAGTCCACAATTCTCTTGTGAGACTGAAGGTGAATGTTCCCTGTGCAGAATTAGCAGTAGAAGTGTAACTAACTAAACCATAATTCTCTTCACCACCATACTGAACTTCTGTAACATCACCAAGATCAACATCAGTAGTAGAAGCATCTATTACAAGACCACTATCTTCACTACTGTATGGTACAACTGTACTATCATTGTAATCAAATACAACTTTCTCAACTCCACCACCGACTCTGGACATAGCACCAGAACCAATCTCCCTGAATATTACATAATGGGAAGCAGAACCACTAAGATCTCCAAGTGATGTATCTTCACCGATCTCAGTAGTAGTTGTACTCTCAACAGCACCAAGAGCAGTGAATATAGATACAGGATCTGCAATGTATCTTCTCTGGAAGGAATAAGTCTCACCAAAGAACTGTAGATTGGAGATGCTATATGATCCAACTAGAGGATATGCAACAGAACTATAAAGAACAGAACCGTAATCATCTTCACCCTCTTGTATATCAGCAACATTACCTTGATCAACTACTACTGCTGCATCTGTTATCAGACCATTATCATCTGTTGAGTATGGAACGATAGATGATTCATTGTAATCGAAGGTGACTTTTTCAGCTCCACCACCAATCCTGGATATAGCACCAGATCCAATTTCTCTGAATGTTGCTTGAAGGTTAGTATATGCACCAGACCAAGTAAACAGTGCAATATCTTCAACTGGTTGATATCCAACTGCCTCGGAAGATCCTCCCATACCGAAGAGACTACCACCTTGTACGAACCCATGACCCCAAGTGAATGAGTAGGTATCAAAGTTATGACCTTCGGTAGCAGAAAGACCTGGATTAGTTGGATCAAAGTAATTCTCTGGAGTCGAATCATTAATAACTTTAGGATCAGTCTTGATAGTGAGTCCACCCATTGAGGTTGCAACACCATCATGCCAGATGTACCACCAGTTCTCTGATAACCATCCATCAGTAACAAGACCCCAATTCTCTGAGTCAACTGGACTATCTTCTATTGATCCCCAATCACCTGTACTGTATCCAATGGTAGCAGTATCATCATATCCATATGTTCTTAGTATCGCTACACCACCAGCATGGGATAGAGAACCAGATCCTGTCCAATGATATTGGAACTTAAGATTACTGTATGCACCAGACCAGTTGAATAGAGTTGTTTCACCTCCAACTACAGTATCAGTTCTACACTCAGCAGCTCCACCAGTACCGAATAAAGATCCAGATGCTGTCCAATGTGGTGCATTGGTTGTAAGGTCTTGACCAGTAATGTGGATAGATCCTTCACCTTCCCAATACCTAGCGTAAGTACCATCCCCTTGGATATCATAAAGAGCAACGAACTCATAGGTTCCAGTATTTGCCTCTACGTTATTCCATATAATTCCACCATTATCATATTCACCAGCAGTAACTGGTTTGGTTGTTGTACCAAGATCTTCAGTCTCACTAAATCCATACCAAACTAATCCATTATCTTCTATCTGTAATGTATATCCAGACTCATCATTAAACTCATGTACAAACTTCTCAATACCAGCACTTCCAAATGAAGCATTACCAGACATTACCTCACGACTTGTCTGTGAGTATGTCGGACCACCAGTAATACCAAATAAGGTTGTTGCTTCTCCTAGTTCTGTAGAGGTCTTAGTCTCAGAGAGACCACTTGCAGCGAATAGACCACCTGAACCTGTTCTATCTGTAGTAAAGCTATAAGTATTAAATTCTGCCCAAGGTGCACTATTAAACTCACAGTATGCTGTTGCACCTCTTACATCATCTGTGTTGTATACAAATCCCCAAGATTCTTCTCCTCCAGACTTGGGAGATGTAATATCTCCAAAATCCAAAAGACTTGGGACTGCATCGACAGCTCCCAAGTCTTCTGTGGTGAATGGTACGAATAAAAATTCGTTCCAATCTAATGTTGTTGTTACTTCACAAGTACCAGATACAGTAAGCCCACCAGAACCTACCCAGAACGCACTGCTGCGTTCCATACCACCGCCCATCTCAAATAGGGATCCAGTACCAACCCAGAACTTCCTTATGCCTTCTACGGCGGTAGAGGAGAGGTAAGCAGTTCCATCAGCAACGAAATTACCATGACTGAAACTTACCTTTGATATTCCACCAGATATAGTTGCTGTTCCAAATGGGTAATGATCTGCTGATATGGAGACCTCTCCATAACTATCATTACTTAAATTACTTTCTGCTTCCAAATTCGTTGGAGCATCACCTATCGATCCATAATCATCCGTTACGTTAAGGACAGTAACATCGCCGTAACTTTCGGTAGAATATAGAGAAATCGTATTTGAATCGTAGGTGTATTCGTTCATACTTTACGAAAACAATAAGAAGGGGGTGGAATATCTCCAACCCCCATCCTGATATACTTAATAGTATAAATGATCAGTCGAGGCTGATGTTCAATGTAACCTTAATTTGGTCACCGTTGTTCTGAATAGGGTATGGACCATTTGTAAATCTTTCAGCGAACATTATGCTGCTGTAAAGAGTTAGGTTACCAGATCCATCCAATGCAGGAGTTGTGGTGAAGGTTGATGTTGAAGGTGTACTGAAGATTGTATATGTCTGTTCAGTAGTTGTAGTGTTTGAAGTACCACGTGCAATGTAAATAACATCGCCTGGTTGTAAACCGTGAGCTTGAGTAGCAGTTACTGAAGTGTAGTCAAGTGTGATACTTGGGTCAGTAGCACCCTGAATGTTATCAGTTAGAGCAACAGCAACATTAGAAGCATCAACAAGATAGATACGTCTTTGAGCACGATCAATACCACCAATAACTGTAGCGGCTGGAACAGCAGTGTTACCACCGATAGCCATTCCGATTGTAATGTTGTCCATTACAGAAGCTATGTTAGGAAGTGTGATATAGTCGTTACCAATAACTCCAATACATACGTTTGTGTTATCTCCCTTTGTTAGGGTAGTAGCAGCAGCACCTGAAGCAGCATCAGCAACACCTTGAATCGCAAGAGGCATGTTATTTGCTCTTACAATATAATAACCGTAGACATTACCAGCAGCAGCATCAAATGTGAAAGTCTGTTCTGGATAAGTAGCAGTTGTTACAACACCAGCAGTAGAATCTTGATTAATTTTCCACTGCCCACCATTTAGGAGAATACCATACTGATCAGTATAATCGTAACGTGATTCTGTACGGTTGTTAACGCAAAGAGGATAACCTGTATTTACAGTTTGTCCATACTTGTTTGTATTACCATCTTGATATGGTTCATAATATGCTGTCGCACTAGGCACGTCTGCTTCAGCAGGGGTGGTGTCCGTAGTGTAAAGCTTAAGAATTAGATCCCTTGGTGCATTATCCTCTCTATCCAAAACGAAGTTGTTCTGGTTAACGAGATAACGAAGTGATTCAAGTTCGCCAATATTAGGTACTAGCAGTGCCATTTAATTTGTCTCCGAAAATCGTTTGTGTTGCTTACTTACGTTTATTTATAAAATAATCGCTCCTCGATTATTTATCAAAGGAAAACTTTAAGAGATAACATAAATCTCCTAATCTGGTTTACCTGGTCAACTCGGAACCGTAACATATCCCCAGCTATTAAATCTGTATCCCAACTAGTTAAAACATCACCAGATGCTTTCAAGTTTCCATTAATCTGTGGTTTATCACCACCACATATAGTTTGGAAGTTAGGGAAATCATTGAATGTACATTTCTGTATATCCATAATAAGAATACCAACTACGTCTGAAGTTAGTGTCCATGACTGGATTCTTCCAGTTACATCTATCTGCAGTTCACCTTTCTCTCCAGTGTTCATATCAACAGAACCACTACCATAAACAAAATTAATTGTTCTGGTAAGATCTGCAGTTGTTGATTGAGCAACAGTGAAAAGTTTATCTCCAGCAGAAGGTGGAGTTGGGAATATTATCTTACTCCCACTAACAGTATAATCTACTCCTGGATGTTGGAGTAATCCATTAATAGAAACAATTAACTGTCCTTCATTTGTTGGAAAGTATGGAGTTCCTCCTTCTGTTAGATCAAACTCTGTCTTAGTCCCATCGAACTGAGCAGTGAAATCATCAAGAACCTCATTGTTATTCTGCAAATATTTTGCAGGAATATCATAATTTACACCAACTGCAAATTTCTTCTTAGCCTCAGAAACTATATTATAGTTTTGAGATTGTACTGATACATTATAGGTAGGCATCAGGAAACTCCAGGTGTTACTTCTAGTATTCCTTCAATAACTCTAGACTTAGTACCCGAAGGTGCAGTCAAGAGAATATCATAAACATACCTTCGAGCTTCCAAGGTAGTTGATGTAGCATTAGGAAGGGTTATTGATAATTGTCCGTTATATCTATCTGGGAAGTCAACTGTGAAGTCTGTTGATGTAGATGAAGTAAAACTCTTTTTTAGTTTCGCTACAGCACTATAACCAGTTAAATTTAACGGTGTTGTATTCGCTTCATTCTGAATATTAAAGGTCGCATTAAAGTCCGTTCCTTTCTCGCAAATTAAATTTATTGGTATAGCAGCCATCGTACATACAAAGAACCCCTCACTATTTAGCGAGGGGGAACTTTGTTATTCAGTTGGAGGTGTTTCAGGTGTCTCCGTTTCTGGTACTGGTAATGGTGTAGCATTAACCTCACCAGTCAAAATACCAAGGGTTTCTAGTCCACCCTGAAGCTTTGTACGATACTCTCTAAGACGAATAAGTTCTGTCTCTGCCTTAGAAATTTTATCGTTAGCATCAGAAAGTTGTTTAGTAAACTCTTCTCTCAACTGTGCTGGTTCCATAGGAGCAGCATTTGGTGTTTGGGTCATGATAAGTGATCGATCTTACTTATTTATTATAGCATGGATCATCGATTTTAGCTCAGCGAGTTCGGATTTTACCATCTGCAATTCAATATCAGAATATCTTGATCGAGCTCTTGCTGCTCTAATCTGATCAAATGCTTTCTTATCCTTATTAATTATAGCACCAGTTTCCGAATCTCTATAAAGACCGTCCTCACCTTCTACTTGGATATCCATTAGAAGGATGCTACTGCTCTTATATCTTGTAGTTTAGGTACGTATGCTGGATTATCAGAATTCATAACAACCTTAACTGCAAAGGAAGTAAACTCAGGTAAGTTAGAGATACTAAATGGAATCTCCTGATATGAATCTTGCTTCTCAAAGAGACCAGATATTTCATTCTCTGGAGTAGGAGCTAATTCAATATCAGCCTTACCATCTTCATTAAAGAACTTCCATTCGATATCATTGAAGTTAACTTCACTTGATTCTTCCTTAATCTTATAAAGAACTTTAATATCATCAATGTTTCTTAAGTTAACCGTAAGCTTAACATCGATTGATGTACCAGGATTCTCTATAGCAATTTCCTTAGTAACATACTTAGCAATACCAGAGGTATTCTTAGAAGAATCTTCCGAAACATGTCCTACACCATTTTGCAATGTTGCAGACTTCACTTCCCACCATTTCTCAGTATTAGCCTCCTGGCCAACAAACTGAAGTAGATCTGTAACTCTGAATATATCATTCTGTTGATCTGTTGGATCTTGCTTTCTTTCATAAGGTGAACTTGCTGTTATTTTAGAAGTAAAGTCGTTATTGATAGGTTGTTTGTTATTAAACAATACTAATTCTTGAGACTTAGCATTCCATTCAACAACTGTACCACTAATCTTATCTAGATATAGATCATCCGTAGTATCTGAAGTTGTTATTTGCTTATCATTATATCGATTAACAGTTGTACCTACAGTAAATGATGGTGCTTTAACACTAGATCCAGCAATGGTAACTATAGTTCCAGTATCACCTGAATCACTCCAATCCTTATTATTATCTGTGTCTTTTTCAAATGTTAGGATTTCACTTGCTTTAAATGTTCCATCATTAGTTACCCTAACAGTAACTGTACTTGTAGCAGCATCCCAACCTATAATAGTACCAGCAGCACCAGATAATTTTTCAACCTCTGATGTAGCAGTATTAGTTGTACTATTAATAGCTTGAGGAACTTGTATAGCACTAGTTCCACCAGTCTTGACTGATATAGCGAAAGTAACAATTGGATATAATTTTATAATTTGATTCTGTCTACCATATCTACTCTCACTTCCAGTAGGATTCTCGATTCTATTAGATACAGTCTTAACAGAACTGGTTCTAAGATCGATAACAGGAGATAATGTTGATTGAGTAGATGAAAGATCTAACTTATAAACTAGAGAATTTGCAATATCATTTCTTAATGCATTAATTCTAGAAGCTAACACCTTCTGGTTTATAAAGAAATGTTCTTGTTTAATGAATGTCTTCTCATAATCAGATTGAGAATAAGAAATATAATTAACAGGACCACTATCTACAGGAACTATGTTAGTTGTTTTAACAGATGATTCAATCTTTGTTTGTGGGAATGAGAGGTAACCAATATCAGCATACAATTTCTCAAATTTCTTATTGAGAGAAATTAATCCACCAGATCCACCACCAATAGCATTAGAGCTTGCATTAGTTGTAGATACAATATTGAATGAATCAACACCAGAGTTTTGAACTGTGAATAATGTAGTATTCAACGAAGATGCTGAGACACCACCAGTCTCTTTAATACCCTTAAAGAATGCAAATGACTTACCAGTATCTTCAAATCCGTGATCTCTATGTGTAACTTCAATATACTTATTATTTCCTCTAAATCTCTCTAGGTCAGCACTGCTACTTGCTTCTGAACTTGTACGTATGGAACCAGAGTCCATAGTTTCATAACCTATGTTATCATTTGTTAACATAACACTAGCAGTCCTAGAGATATCAAACTCTGCTCTGTTAAGCTGGAACTTAATATCTTCCTTGAGGTTTTCTGTCCAAGAATCCACGTTCTGTGATCTGTAAACAGATCCTAATCCAGGTTGTACTGTAACAGTTCCTGAACCTGCAGGTTCTCCAACTTCGGAAGCCCAAACTTCATAATCAGTAGAATCGGTTTCAATAACAAAGGCATACTCTGTATCATTCTGTAAATATACAGGATAATCAAATCCAAAATCAGTTAATACACTACCAGCAACATCAGTTACTAGGTTAGTTGCTACACCCATTCTTACAGCAGGTGTATCAATATTAACAACTGCTTCTACAGCAGCACCAGCATTACCAGAACCAGTTCCAGCAATAACAATAGAAGGAGCACTTGTATATCCAGAACCAGATATAGAAACTTCAGCATTGAATAATTTACCACCAGATATTCCTAATGTTCCAGCCGCAGTAGTACCACCTGGTAACTGTGGACTCTCAATAGTCATTGCTGCACTATCATAGTAAGAACCAGCACCAATAACTTTAAGATCAACAATCGATCCAGAATCCTTAGCAATAGTAACAGATATTGAAGTATTATTTGTATTATTTGCTAGAGTTATTGATGGAGCAATAAGTTGTTCTCCTGCTTGGAAAGAATTACCATTGTTATTAGAAAGAACTAGTGTGTATACTTGGTCTGCTGATACTGGTATCTTATTTGCAGCTCCTGGTAATACTTCAATGCCAGTTCTATCAAAGACTTTGAATATAGGTCCAGTAGCCCCTGATACTTGTCCAGTTACAATTTCACCAACCTCAAGAGATGTCTCTTGTGATACATAAAACTTTAACTTGGTTTCAGGAGAAATAGTCTTCTCTGTACCAGGAACAATATAAGTTCCTGGTTTACCACTTACTGTATTAGTAATATAAGTTCTTACTGGAACCTTGGTTGCCTTCTTATTAAAGAAAAGATACAGACTAGTAACAAATACACCACCATCATATCCTTCTACCTTAAATGTTTGTGCTAATGGACTTGGTTTCTTCTGTGTACTTGTATCAAGATCAACAATCTGCTTACCTTCGTTAGACTTAAGGTATGCAGGTAATGTTGAAACAATACTACCAGGATTAGCAGGTAGTATACCTGTTGGGTAGTACTTAACTTCGGTGTATGTTTCTACAGTGTCTTTATTACTATCTGTAGAGCTCGAAGTAAATCTAATTGTTTTCTCACCAGTTGTGAATTGTAACTGTTCAGAAGTGGTATCATAACTTGTGTTATAGAGATAGTTGTTCCAAGTAGTTCCTTGTGTTGGGGCATAACCATTAGGTATTATAAGAAGACCACTAGCATTACCACCATCATCCGTGATAATATCAGATCCAAATGTTGATAGTGAATTACCAGGTACTCCTGTAAATCTTAAATCTGGATTGCACCATCTACCAACATTTCTTCCTTCTAAGAAAGGATATATCTTAGTATTAGGCTTCATCCTACTAACAGTAAACTTAACTGCTTTTGATCTAGCAAATTGCTGTAATGATGTAGCAACAGCAGTCTCACCAACTTGTTTTGTATTAATTCCTTTACCAGTCTCATTATTCTGTGGACTGATATTAGATGAACTCGCTACATTAGCAATCTTAACTGTTGAGGATACCTGATCTGAATTGATATCAGAAAGAGGTCCAATATTAAAGAAGTTCTGATTTGATCCAACCCAGTTTACTGAATAAGAATTATACAAGCTTGAATATGCATCACGTACATTGTTCTTAGCAAGGAATATAGTATAGAGTTGAGTATTGTTATCAGATATTAAAGGAGCATCTGTATTCTCATACCATGAATCTACAGGTGTATTGAGAGATGCATCTCCAACATACTGAATAACCACAAATGGATTTGGGTTAATAGTCTTAGTAGCAAAACTATTATCTAATAACGATAGATTAGAATATGGAAGAGTAATAACATCTTTAGATCTCCTATATCCAGCAACCACTCTCTCATCTTGTTTTGTATTAACTTCAATTAAATCAAATGAATCCTCTTTAGACTGTGGTCTTAATACAGATTGTTTTGTATCAATAGAACAACTATAATCAATAGATCCAAGGTTACCTACCTTATGAGTCTCAAAATTATCTACAACAAATCCACTCTTAAATCTTTCAAGTCCTATTTCATCCTTGATCTGCATATTTAATGCTTGCTGCTCAAGAACACTAAGGAGTGTATAGTACTCTAACCTTTCTACACGCTTCTCTAACTTGCCGATATCACGCATTGTATAACGCTTATTATCAACAGGAATAACACGAACGTCATTACTTGTAGTGGTATATGCAGGTATGTAAAGATAAGTCAAAGGTATAGCATCATCAATACCCTCTGGTCTTGATGGGTTAAGTGAAGAGTTACCTTCCTTAACTATAAACTCACCTTTCTTAGTCAAGAAGATACCATCAATTCTATCAAGATATTGGTTTTGATAGAATGATATTGTATAAGGAAGATTAGAATCAGATGCTGGACAACTAGAAGTAACACCACCACTACCAGTAAACTCATTGAAAGCAGACTCGGTAAAGGTAGACTTGTCTTGGAAACCAGTAATAGTAGCTTCAGTATCAACCTTTGGTCTGAAGTCAACAACATCTCTAAGATTGGTTATACCATATACAGATGAGTTAAATGTAGGAATATCATCAGCAGAAACACCTGCTTCATGTACATAAGAATCCACTACACAGAAATCACCTTGTGAATGATCAAAGTAATCAAATGATGCTAATAACTGTCCAGAAGGTAAATCGAAACCAGGTTTAAGAACAATACGAGATACATCATATAAAGTATCACGTTGACCGTCATCAAATGTAAATCTATTAGTAACATCAGTACCAGTAATAAGATTACCAGCAGTGTCTACATTTGGAGGTGCAGTTGAAGAACCTTCGTAAACATAATTAAGTTTAATAGCATCAGAATATGATACTGTATTAATTTCAGTTGCATTTACATCCTGTCCTCTCAAAGGAAGAACTCTATCTCCAGCAGGAACAATTACAATCTGCTTATTTTTAACAAGTGTTTTTAATCTAGGTCTAGACTTAGTAATCTCCAATGTTGCTGTAAGCTTAAGAGTAGGGAAAATGCTATTATTATTTGGCATTTGACCAAAATAATTTTCAGGAAGTGCTATACTAACACTTCCAGCAGTTAATCCACTAGTAACATCTGTAGAAGTTGCAACATCTACAGCAGAAGCTGGAACATATATGATATCTCCAGTCTCTACAGAAGGTGCATCTCCTTTCTTAAGAACAGTAAGAATAAAATTGGTCTCTCTAAATTCTACAAACTTCTGTGTACCAAATTCCAACTGTGCTTTAAATGTTACAGTTCCACCAGTAGAAGATGAATCTAATACAAAATCTTTTCTTTGATAATACTTAATAGCAGTATCATCAACATTCTTAACTAATGACTTAATCTGTTTACTACCAGTTGGGAATATTAAAGTAGATTTGGATCCATTTGCAATCTTTGGTCTTACTCTTAGTACAGTTGTACTACTTACAGTAGAAGGAAGTAAAGAATCTAAGTATATCCTCGATTTCTTTGTTCCCTGTGGTTTAGTTGCTTGTTGTACTACTGCCTGGATAAGGTTATTGTTTGTGTCACTGAACTGAACTAGATCTCCCTGTACAAGACTCTTTGATGCATCACCACCGAAACCTGTACACTCAATATACTGGTTACCCTCTACACCACTAAAACTAAAGTCAGTTATAGTAGTACTGGTAACATAATTCTCTCTAAACAACTCAACATCACTAGTAAACAAGTTAGGTGCTTGAGCTCCTGCAGGTGCTACACCAAATCTAGCCCACATAGACTTAACATTCTGTGGTGTGTATGTTTGTACGACATTCTTAAACAATACAGCACGTATTATAGCAGCATTAGCAGTAGACCAACTACTATTATTAGTTAAAGCAACTATTGATGGCGGTGATGAGTAGGTATTAGATAATGCATCTCTATTTTTAATAGTCGCTGCAGCATAACCACCACTTTCAATTACTGAAGTGATAACAGATGGATCGTATATTACACCATCTATAGATATAGTCTCTAGTCCACCATAATTAGATCCTCTATCATCAACAACAAAGTGAGATATAGTATTTTCTCTAGCAATCCTTAAAGAATTTCCTTTTTCATCAAATATTGTTTCCCCTTCAACAAACTGTCCATTAAGAACCTTACAGTATATTAAATTACCAGAAGATAAAAGACCGTTTGGTGAACCTTCAATTACTCCATAAGCACCACTTTTACTACCAGTAATATATGTACCAGATGCAAATGGAGTTGCATCTATAGTAGGTGTAGGAATAACACTATCTACAGTGATCTTAGTTAAGAATGTTGGATTGAAATACGACATCTTGAAAGTCGTATTGTATCTACTAGATCCAGCAATTCTTCCTTTAGATAGAATAGTATCAGAGTCTGCATCGAATCCAACACCTCTTTCTTGTAGATGGAAATCCTTAGGCTTAGCAAGACCGATTGTAGGAACAATCATCTCACTATAAGAAACAACATAACCAAGCAATTCGGCTGTAGAAGATCCTTCTGCTCCAGCCTCTGTGAAATAGAGATATGTTCTACCATCAATACCACCACCAAGAGGATTATAATCTCTTAGATGTGTATCAACAACATCCCTAGGTCCAACAAAAGTAAATTCAACTAATTCTGCAGAAGCTCCTTGGTAAGAAGTTGGAAAATCTACATTAGTACCACTAAATTTAGAATAAGCAAGAGATGTAAGTTCTACTGCTTGATTAGCATTACCTGAACCACCCTTTCTTACCCAGAAGCTTCCATGTGTTGTCTCCCAAGTACTCGGTACAATATCACCCCAGGATTTACCAGCTCCTGCTGCACTTACACTAACAAGTACAGTCTTAATCGCCATATCAGAATCATATGTAAATGTCCTTCTATTACGAGTTTGCTTATGTGAAGATATTACCTTACCATTAGTTTTATCTTCTGTACTGTTAAGACCTAATGATCCATCACCAAATGTACTATTAAGATATAGTGTTGGGTATGCTGTTAACTCAGCATCAAATGCATTTAAAGGAACTGTGTTATAAGTGTTAGTTAGATAGAAACTTGCAAGACCACTATGCTTAAGAGTTATATTATCTCTCTCAAGTGATTCTCTAGATTTGTTAACAGTTAGATACTTACTCTCTTTATTAACAATCTCATATCCCTTAATATATGCCTTACCAACTCCTACTGCTGCAATCATCTTTTGAGATGCTTCAGTAACAGTTAAACCATTAACCGTTCCATCAACACCTACACCATAAAGACCTTTGTTATTATCTTTCTGATAATACTCTCTCAATTCTGTTGGGAATGATTCAACAACATAATCACCAGACTCATCAAAGGTTCTTCTTGCTAGAGTCTCTTCAATTACATTATATTCTGCCTGTTTTACTTTTCTCTGTACAGATCCCTTCTTAACGGTTAGAAGTTGTATGAAATTGCTATCAGTAGAAGCATTATAATCATACTTAGATAGTCCTAAAGTAATTGATAGTCTATGAGCACCAGGAGCACTAAAGTTAGCAAATCCTCTTGCTTGATCATAGAGTGTTGAATCCTCTTCAGGAGTGATTAAAGACTCTGTGATTTTAAATCCTACTTTAGCAGATGGAATATCAATATATGGTTCTAGAATGATAAGATCAGAATCATTACGAACAAAATGACCATTAACGAAGTAAATACCTTCTTCCACTTGTACAGCAGAAGCAAATCCCATTGCTGGACTGCTTATAGAAGTCTCTACATCAGTATCAGGATCCTTTAAAGTAATAGAGGTAGGTAGAACACTTCCATCAGTTCCAACTACCATAAGTGGAGTGTTTACTCCATCAACAACTTCTAGAGTCTCACCTTGTCTAAAAGTAGACTCATTGTTAGAATTACCACTGCTAGTGTAGTTTACATATAGTGTATCTGCAGTTGTAGTGGTACTATATCTAGTGGATACAATTGTACCAGTAACGCCAGATGTGATGCCTTTTAACGTCTGACCTACCAGTTGCTTAATATCATATTTTTTGAAGACAATATTACCTCCCTCTGATACTGCAACTTCAGTAACAGAAGAAAGTTTAACGTAATCTAGTTTATTGTTTAATCCTACTTCACCAGGAATAACTAGATCACCTTGTTTAAATTGTTTACGTCCAATTGATTCAATCTGATTTTGGAGTACAGATTGAAGTTGAGTTAATTCTCTCGCTTGTATTGAGTATCCAGGTCGAAAAAGAAGTCGATAAAAATTCTTAGACGCACTGTAGTCATCATAGTATGGACTTACATTTAGATTCGTCTTTTGTGGCATCGTAAACCATTAGCTAACATGGAAGATTAGAATTCGATTACGAGCTTGATGTCCTCTATTTGGTCAGCAGCTCTTGTAATCAGTCTCCTGTTCTCTATGTATACGAGTTCTCCAGAGTTATTCTTGATCTCTGGATTCGCCAAACCACTTGCAAATGTTACGCCTTCGGTAGTTGATGAGTATGTGCTATCAGGGTTAACTGATACAGAAGTACCACCATCAACGATAGCAGAACTTGAATTGTTTTCAAATGCTCTTACTACTCCATTATCAGTATGTGCTGTAGGTGACTGGAAGTACTTAAGAATACCACCGTTACCATTACCATCTGCAGTCCAAGAAACAACTGTTCCCTTAGCAGTACCAGCACCACCGTTTAAAGTTTGTGTGATTGTATTATCTTTTCCGAAAGAAGAACTAGTAAGACCAGTTCCATTAACTCTTACGGCGTATACACCAGAAAGGGTGTTTGCAGTAGCAAAGTTTGTTGATCCCCACTGCAGTGGATCTTTAATAAGTCCGATTCTACGGAAGTCATTATCAACTGGGAAGTCTCCAGATCCTTCTGCATAGGTCAAACGGACGTTAACCATAACACGCTTGCCGTTAAGCTCCTGTGCAAGATCAGCACCATGTCCACCAGCAGGAGGAATGATAACTTCAAGAGCACCAAGAGCAGAAGCAGAAATAGTTTCAGCAGTACTTAGAGATGCATCAGAGAATAAACCATAAGCATTTCCACCAGCACCAGTACCTGTACCAGATTTAAGTGCAACACTACCATAAGTGTAACTGTTACCTGCAGTCTGAACTTCAACAGCACTTATAGCACCAGTACCATCAGTGGTAATCTTAGCAACACCATCTGCTCCATCTCCTAAGATAGGACCATATAGAGTAGCACCAGTAGGAAGAGCAGAACCAGCATCTGAAATCAAGATGGTATCAATAGCACCATCTGTAGCAGCTGGACCAGCATATGTACCAATAGGCATAAAGTCACTGGATAAGAAATCCATGACCTGTTGTGTTGTCATTGTATAAAGGTACTTCCAAACGTAACCGTCAGTAGGACCAGTATATACACCAGAAGCATAGTTGTTTGCTGTAGTAGGCATATCAGATGCGTTACCACCACCAGCAACTGTATCTTCCTTATTGTAAAGACACTTGAATACTTCGTAGTTATTGTTCATAACATAGAACTTAGAAGCTCCTAATGAAGTTGCTCCTGTAGCAGCAGCCTTAGCAGTACCACCTGAAGCAGGTGCAGCACTGTAGTCAGGCTTGTACATATCAAACTTAGGGTTGGTAACTGTGTTCCAGTTATAACGTGAAACTACAGAAACAACATTGGATGACTCTACCCTTTTAGCAGCAATAAGCTCGTCATAGATACTCTGCTTCTCTTCCTGGTTGTCTAAAGGAGTAGGTGCATTCGTTTCATCGGCAATACGATACACACCCGCTTTAGCTTCAGCACTAGTATCAGAACCACCTGTATATCCCTTAAGTAGATTACCAGCAGTCGGAGTACCAGCAGCAGGGGTAGGAGAGTAAACAAGAATTGAATTAGGATTTACCTTACGGATAGTTGCCTTCCATGTGGTAGATCCATATGCAGTACCACCAGCAGCACCAGAATCATACACTTCTTCACCGACATTAAATGCAGTAGCATTAGCATTGTAGATCTCTAGATACGAATCCCATTGATCCGAACGACCAACGAAGAAATACATTCGTGCACGATCCGCACTAGTATCGTTTGCACCTTCCGTAAGGGATTCTAGAAATTGTTGTGCATTAAAAATGCGAAACTTTTCTGATATGATTGCCGACATAATTGAAAATTGGGTAGTTTTGTACTACAGGATATCCGAGTTATTTATATTTATACTTGTCTAACTACAGTTCCTGCAGTTTCAGTTGTTAGACCTGAAGGTTGAATACTATCTGCACTACCGTAATCAACGATGAAACGGTCAGATAATTTTGAACTATAAGCGATACGGAACTTACCGACTTGTATCACACCTGTTGCATCAAATGCAGCAGTAGTTGATACCATAACATTAGAATCAGTCCAATCGAAGTCAGTATCTAATAATGTTGCGAAATGAACTGCTGATGTGGAAGTACCCATACCAATAGTAGGAGCAGTGGAAGGAGTTGTTAACCTAACTGTACCAGTCATTGATAAAGTATTATCAAGCTCAATCTGCTTAATGGAATTGGTCAACGATGTAGTTGTTCCCATTGCGGATTGTGTAATAGCATGAGGTGTAGTCACATGAATCTCTGTTGCTCCAACAGAAACTTTATTCTCTCTAACGAGTTGTTGAGTGACTTTTAATTGTTCACTCTGAGAAGATGCTGCAGCAACACTATGAGTAAACTCAAATGCTAACTGTGTTGCTTCTCCAACTAATGATGTAGTATTTAGAGCACTAATACCAGTTATAGTGTCTTCAATTTTACGGAGATATTTGGTATCGAACTGTCTAGTCTTCTTAATGATATCATAACCACGTGAAACATTAACAGTAGGTGGAGCAGTATATCCACTACCACCATCAGTAAGAATAACATCAATAACATTACCACCATCAACAATAACCTGTGCTTTAGCACCACCACCATTTAGATCAACTGGTTCAAATGTTAATACTGGTGGTGTATCATAATTATGAGCTTGTGGATTAGAACCAAGAACAGTTTTATTCCAATTCAATGATGTTACAGTATCTCCAGTAATAACTGCCGTAATATCAAGACCTTCACCTTTAGTATCACCATTATAATTGCTAACAGAGATAACACCTACATTATCACCTATTTGCGTATCTTCAACATGACTCAATGATTTAGATTCTCTAGGAGTTAGTTTGACTGTTCTATAATCAGTCTCACCATCGATCTTAATATGATCACCAGGTTCTAATGAGGTTATAGTAGGTTTAACCCTATCATACAACCAAGAAACACTGTCCTTCCTAAGAACTCTACTACCATCAACATCATTATATGTAACTGCTGTGGTAAGAGCAGATAAATCAACTTCAGTATAAGATGCAGTCTGGAGATCAGTATTTGCAGCAATTCTTAGAGGTTTGGTAAGATCAATCTTAGGATTCTGAGCAATGAGAGTAACATCCCACCCACTAGCAGTTTGGTTATACTTTCTAACCATACCAATGGTTGTGTATACATCAGGTGTTGGCCAGGAGTTATCTGTAAACTGATAAACTACCGCACCATCTCTAACACCTGAAATGAAAGTATCATATTCTGCAGAACCACCAGTAACTGTAATAGTTACTTCATTAAAGAAACGATCTGGTTCTACATTAAATGCATCTAATAACTGATCAATAGAAGTACCTGTTAATAAAACTACACTAACACTCTGACCTTTCTTTAAAGCTTGACTGAATGTAATACTAGATTCGTTTATAGTGTATGCAGTATTTCTCTTCTGTAATACTCCATCAATATAAACAAAAGCAAATCTATCATCATCAACAACTACTACATCACCAGTCTTTTCATCTCTCATAATAAATGGACCAGTAGCAGATCCATTAAAGTTCTCTTCTTGCAAACCCATTCTCACATAACCACCAATATTATGTGCAAAGAACTTATCTACAGCAAGGGGTTCTTGAACAGTTAGTGTGTTTAAATTCTGCTTCCACTTAGGTGCTTCTGAAAATATAATTTTATCAGGATCACTAGCACCAGGATCTCTCTTGATATAATAAGAATTTAATCTAGGGAATGTCTCATCATACTTAGCATTCTGGAAGATACCATTGATACCAACTATAAGATTATGTTCAACCTCAGTTTTTACTGGTGTGTTATCGGTATAATATAACTCAAACTCTTTATTTTCATTGTTGAAATAATCTGGTAAAGACTTAACTACAGTACTACCGTTTAATACAGATTCAACATTTAAAAATAATGAATTTAATGCAGAGACGACAGTATCACACTCACTAAACACATCACCCTTAGCAAGGATGTTTATATTAGTTAATGTTCTTAAAGTAGTCCAATTACCAGTTCTTTGATTGTTATCTTCAATCTTAGTGAATAGGTTTGGACCTTTATTAATAGTCTTAGTAACTATCTGAATGTAACTATTCAATGCAGATTCTACTTCAGCACAAGTTGTTACATAAGGACCGTTAGGGTCAGCAAGAATAGTTGTATCTTCGTAAGGAACAATAGTAGTATATGTGCCAGTTGGAAGATTGTTCTTCATTGCCTCAACCATAAGTTGAGTTGCTTTTGTATAAGCAGCAATACTTTCTGCCTTCTGATCTACTATATGATTAAGTTGATTCTTGTAATAATATCTCTCACCAAAATCAACAACATTCCAGTTACCACCATATCTTATATGGTATACCATTGCATCTACAAGGTATTCAGTATCTCTCTGACACTTATCTTCATCAGGTATTGCTAAGTTTGGATATGTTGCTTTTGTCCAACCAATAGTCTCTTCTGAAATATACTTCTTATTTCCTTCAATGAGCTTAGCAGCATCCATAAACTTACCATTATTAATTCTACTGAAGGAGAAGGTCATCTCATCAATATTATTGATAGTAGAATAAACAGTTGTAGTTGCTCCAATACCCACGTTTAATACACCTGTACCAGTCACAGTAATAGGACCATAATTAGTGGTTCCACTGTTATTAACAGTTGTATTAATATTCTGAGCTGGGTATGCAATGTTTGCTGCTTTAGAAACTTTAATTTGTGTAGAACTTACTATCTCGGTAACAATAGTACCTTCATCAAATTGATTACCACTACTTACATTCATTCCTACACATATACCTAAAGTAGAAGGAAGTGTAACAACATCCTGTCCTTGAGATACAGTACAGTTCTTAACTGATATATCCCAATTCCTTGCTGCAGCAATACACAAGTTCATAGTATATTTGTATATCTCAACAGCAGAAGCTTCTACAGTTGTCTCGTTGAAATACTCTGTTGCTGCATGATGAGAAGCACTATTACCACCAAATCTAAGATCGTGTTCATAAGCATCTAAAATCAATCCAACATCCCTAATGCACTTAGACTCTTTAGTATTCCAAGTTAAATTAGGATACTTAGATTTACCATATCCAACTGCTTCTTCTTGGATGAAATTTCTATTAAAACGTAATTGATTAGCAGCATCAATCCAGGTACCTTCTTTTTGGAAAATAGGTCTAACCTTCTTCAAATACTGAAGGTTCTTAGAAGCTTCCTTAAATTGGAACAACCTTCCAATAAACTTAGTTGCTGCGATTGTATTGTTGCCTTCTTGTCTAGTACCAAATGGTGCTGCAGCAAAAGTAATCTTATCACCAGACACAGTATATGCACTCTCTGGTTCCTGTAATACTGCATCTAATGTTATGGTTAAAGCCATAGCATTATATGGAGTTATTGGATTGTTAGTAGCAGCATCAACAATAGTAAATTCTCTTGTACCAGAGATATTACCATATTGATCAAATACACCATCGAATGCTGGAACAAGTTTAATCTCCTTAGCAATCAATCCAGATGTATCACTTGCTTTCTCTGTAAGGGATCCTTTACCCCTCAATACATTAATATCTTCAGATAAGTTTACAACAGTCTGATGATATCTCTTAGTATCATTAATACTTGCATTGTTACTGGTTTCATCCCAGAGTCTTAATGTTGAAACTTGAGTAGTCTTAGAATTATTACTTACCTTTACATCTACTTTCGCATCTATATTAAGCTCACCAAACATCTTAAATCCAGCTGGATGAACTGAATCCTTAATAAGATCTCTCCAATCTTCTATTTGTTTCTTAGATTCAATAACATAAGAATAATCCTGATAGAACTTATTATCTGCTATCTTATGAGTTCTTACACCAACCTTACCCTTATCTGATACAAAGGTTCCTAGATTATCATAATAAGATCTTAAATCAACAGAAAACTCTGCTTTCTGTACAGAAACTATTGTGCCAGTTGAATTACTGGCACTACCATTAATAGTTTTACCTACAATAAATTCACCTTTAGTTACAGATACCTTAAGGATATTGGATCCTATTCTCCATCCCCCAGTAGTAACAATACCCTCTGCAAGTCCAGAAGTTACCTTTTCTCCACTTAAGAAATCATCTGTTGTGTCTAATATAATAACATCACTTGCCTTATGCTTTCTTAATATTGAAGTATCATTCCAAATTCCAGATCCATTAAATTCAAGTTGTACATTCTTTGGAGCTCCTATAGAAGAACCCAAAGCAAATATTCTAACATCACCTTCAACAACTTTAAGTTCTGGTTTATATGAGTAGTTCTTTCCTTTGTTTGTTACAATAACATTTGCTATTCTATTATCAGCAGTTTTTAGAACATCAAACCTTGCTTCAGATCCATCACCATCAACCACAACAACTTTTGGTTTAGAGTAATTAAATCCAGCTTTGTTAATTGTAACACCAACAATATTCTTTTCTACAGGATCCCATTGTGACGTAACATCTGCTGCTCTACTACTATCCAATTCTGCTCCCAATACACCAGGAACTTTTCTGTACCCAGAACCAAGATTAGATACTTCAACTTCAGCAATACCACCAATTGAACCTTTAGATTTAGTTGTGTACTTAATATTACCAGTACCATACCATTTAGGATCTTCTGTTAACTCATAAACAAATCTATCAGTTGTAACAAATGATACTTTAACTCCTGTACCAGTAGACACGGTAGAGGATGTGAGTGCATCAGAAATTAACTTCTGTCCTTGTAATGGATCATTAATAAGCTCAATATAATTGTTATTATCAACAATGCTTGTAGATGGACCTATCCTTATTTCTTTAGTTCCATTTACCATTGTTCTCACAATAGACTTATAATAATACCGTTGATAAGTTCTAGGTACTCTATTAGTCAATATACCATCAAGATTAACATCACCAAGTCTAGCACCATACCCAAACTTAACATATGCATATGATCCAGTACTACCAGGAGTACCAACACTAATAACCTCTGGTGCAATGATATTATCATTCTGACTAGGAGATATAATAAACTCAGATTCTGCGTTTGTGTAATGACTTAAATCAAATCTATATTGATAGTACTCTTGTATCTTAAGATTAGGTGATATTTCATATGGACCAGAAACAGATGAAGATATTTTTGTTACAATCTTATAATCTGTAACACTGTCAATATCAATCAATTTCTTAGGTTCACTCTCATCAAACAATGTAGCTCGATCTGATAGTTTGTATGGAGCAAAGTCTCCATTTGCAAAGAATCCTTGATTGTGTTCCACAATCAATTTATTATTCTCAAATGAAATGATCCTAGGGTCTAATGATGTACCTGTAACAGGAAGCAATTCTCCAACAGTAAATCTATAACTAGATCCGTATAATGTAACAACTTCATTGTCGTAATGATCTAGATCACTAGTATTATTTTGTGCCCTTGTGACAGTTACTGTTTTGGTAGACTCTGATACAGAGTTTATCTTAACAATCTCATCACCTATTGATAGAAGATCATTATTCGATAATCCACTAATAGAGTCTAGTTTTAATATAGTCTCACCAGTAGCGAATCCAATATGATCGACTACTAAACGTAGACGTTGAGTATTAGTAGAAGCACCTGATCTGTTTAATGCTGTATCTTCAACAGTAAGAACATCACCCTTAACATAACTAGATCCTTTAGTTGTGATTGCAATAGATTCAACATACCCTAATCCTGTACTATCAACATCCTTTACAACTATAGTTGCTTTTGCATTATTTGAGTCACCGACTTTTCCTAAATCAGTTCTAGCAGCATTCTGATTAACAAATATAAGCTCTACATCCTCATATGTGTTTGCTGCATAGTCAGCACCAGCATTAACCAAGTCAGATCTTCCTAATCCAGGATCATCAATCTTTGTTGATAATGTTAATGATTTGATATCAATCTCTTGTGTTGCTCCTAACTGAACATAGTAAGTTGTTGTTGATATAGAATCATCAGGATCTATTTCAACATAAACAACATCACCTACACCAAGTGCATGATCACCAGTCGTTTTAACTAATGCAATGTTTGTGTTAACAATGAATGGTATTAAACCTGTACTTAAACTTGTAGTTGATAGTATCTCTGCACCAACTGTGTTTAATAAATTATTACTTCTAAGGAAGTATCCTGCTTGTTGTACAAAAGTACCAGTCAATACTTTAAGCTTAACGGAATTTCTTCTATCTGTTGTTTCTATAACCTCACCTGTTGCTATTACAGAATCGGATTTGTTAACAGTACCATTCGTCAACTCTACAGTTGCACCAGCAGTGAATGTAGCATTTGTATTAAGAATAATATTAATACTCAATGTTGTAGAGTCAAATAAA